AAAATAAATAAAAAGAAAATAAATAAAAAGAAAATAAATAAAAAATAAATAAATAAAAAGAAAAACTCAAAAAGTAAATTCTTTTTTATTTGAAAGTTTCTTTAAGTTACTTTGGGAATATATATTCTAAGTTTACAAAAAACTGTCGGAAAAGTCCAGGAGAAAAAGTGATTTTGGACATTTATAAATGTCCATTTTTGAAAAGGGCCTTAAGACTTTTGGAAAAAAATCAATTTGACTGCATAAAATATTTTTAAGGTCTCACAACAATTTATATTTTTTCAAAATCGTTAGCATAATTTTTTATTTATTTCTTTTGAAATGTATTTAGGGATTTTTTATGTTAACAATATATATAACAAATGTTAACAGATTTTTCCCCAAATATCCCCAAATTTTTTTGCGAATTTTGCGACATCAAAACTGATAACAAAAAAGATTTTAATAAACATTTATTGACATCAAAACACAAAAAAAATGAATATTTAACAAATATTGAACATATTTCTCCCAAAAATCCTATAATACATAATTGTAATAAATGTAATAAAATATATAAATCTAGAGTTGGATTATGGTATCATGAAAAAAAATGTGATTCAAAAAAAGAGAAACTAATAAATGAAGAAAAAATAGAAGATTTAAATCAGGAAATAACACCATCAATGATTTTAAATGTTATACAACAAAACCAAGAATTTAAAGATTTACTACTTGAACAAAATAAAATAATTATTGAAATGTCAAAAAATAACAATACAACAAATAATACAAATATTAATAATTCACATAATAAAACTTTTAATCTTCAGTTCTTTTTAAACGAAACTTGTAAGGATGCAATGAATATAATGGATTTTGTTGATTCAATTAAAATTCAATTAGCAGATATTGAAAGCATTGGCCAATTAGGGTTTGTTAATGGTATGTCTAAACTTATTATAAAAAATTTAAAAGCATTAGATGAAAATATGAGACCTGTTCATTGTAGCGACCCAAAAAGGGAATCGTTATATGTTAAAGACGCAAATGTTTGGGAAAAGGAGGATTCTGAAAATAAGAAAATAAAAAAAGCAATTAAATATATTTCTCATAAAAACATTTGTGCAATTCCTGAATGGAAAGCAAAGTATCCTGATTGTATTTATAGTGATTCCAAAAAGAGTGACCAGTATAATCATATTATAATAGAATCAATGGGAGGACCAGGAGATAATGATTCTGAAAAAGCAGATAAAATAGTAAAAAAAATAGCAAAGGAAGTAACAATTGATAAGTAATAATTGATAAGTAAATAATATTAATTTTCTACAACAAATAAATTTTTAAAAAGTTCAAAATCAAATTCTGTTAACCTGATAGTTTTAAGAGTTTTAAATATTTCATCATACATATTTTTATCGCATTCATAAATATCTATATTACACGCACAATAAGAATCAATTATTGGCTCTATTATATTATAGAATTCCAAAAAAGTTTTATCAATCATACCAATTTTTTTTATTTTTAAAAGAACATCTTTGAAGGACTGAACTCTTAATTTAGTTTTTTCTAAAAATTCTAGTTGTTTTTTTTCGTAGGCTTTTTCTTGTTCTTTTTGTTCTTCTTCTAAAAATTTTAATTGTTTTTTTTTGTAGAGTTCTTCTTCATCATCTTCTAAAAATTCTAGTTGTTTTTTTTTGTATGCTTCTTGTTCTTTTATACTTTCATTAATTGCCATTTGTAGTTCATTTTCATACTCATAATCATTATGAATAATATTTGTAATATCATATGTTTCAAAATTATTATCGTAATTATTATCGTAATTATTATCGTAATTATTATCATAATTAATTAATATTTCTTTAGTTGTACCATCTGGTGGGCGAATTGTTTCATCTTCAGATAAATCGTTAAAATTAAAATTCGACATTTTTACAAGTTTAATAAATATTAATATATTATTATTAAATCAATTTTATTTAATAATAATATATTGAATACTTAAAATTTAAAAAAAAATTGAAATTAAATTATCATACATAAGTTAAAGTATTCTCAATAAAAATCAAACAGCTTTGAAATGGCAAACTTTATTCAACCCAATATGGAATTTTTACCAAATATTGAAGATAGAAAAGAAGATATTGAAGATAGAAAAAATGAAGATGAGGAGTTATTTGATGTAAACATTTTTAGATATAAATTTAGTGACGATTTTACTAAACCATTATATCAATTTTCAAAAATTCATCAACATGACCATAGAAAAGATTTTAAAGAAGCCTGGAACATATGGATTGAAGAAAATGAAGATTTAATAACTTCAGAAGTAAAAAGACTTACTGAATTAGATTACAAAGGTGATATTCTTGATAAAATGTTCAAAAGTGCCAGATACTATTTCAGAAAGAAAAGCACTGAAAAAAAAGTGCCGCAAAAACGTCGCAGTTATGTAGGTATTCAATCAGAATTATTGGAGGCAATGGACAAGCATATTAATGCTAACAAAAAAAATGACAACTACAAACCATCATCAGGTTTTGATGAATTTTGTAAACAATACGTAGAAATACTACAAGTTGAGGTAGTAAATCTGTTTAAGAGTGGATTAAAAGATTCAGAGGAAATTAAAAACAAAATCAAAAAGACGTATAAAAATAGATATTTTATGTCAATATCTAAGCTTTCCTAATTAATGGAAAAAATGAATTAAATATATATATATAGTTAAAATATTATGGATATAAATATAGAATTAGCTGAAAAATATTTAAAAAATCAATTAAATTCAATTAAAACAGCAAACAAATACAAATCCAATATTTGTTTATGTAATTTTTTTTGATTTAATAATATAAAAATATGTGAAAAAATTAAAGAAAAATATAATTTATCAAATAAATATCATATAATTAATAATTATAGCTCAATAACAATTGGTGAAATAAGTGAGAAAATTTATCATTACAATACAAATAATAACAATAAATATGTATTATTAGAGTATAATAAGATTGAACCAATAGATTTTAATGATTTTATACTTAATTTGCCTAATCCAAAACTATTTATTTTTCACGTATTAGATTCATATTCATTTTTATTAAATAGTTTATTGAATTTAGAACAAATAGGCATATGTTTTTTTAGTTTATCTACTAAAAACATTATTTTTTGTGAAAATTACAAACCTATGTTAAGAAATTTTGAAACAAGTTTATTACTTGATAAATATTCAGATATCGATTATTTATCAAAAATAATTGATAAAATAGAAGATTATACTTACAAGCCATTAGAAATACATGTTATTTTTTATTTAATAAAAAATAATGAAATTAGCTTATCATTTTCAGCAATTGATTCAATATGTAATAATTTTGTTAAAAATATGAGTATTTTATCACTTTTTTCTCAACAATACAAGGAAAACTACTATAAATTAAGTATGGAATGCTTAAAAAAATACATTAATAAGCCAAAAATAGAGATAATAACTGAAATTTTAAAGCATTCAAATACATGGGATAATTATGAGCTCAGTATTTTATACTTACATATTATTGGAAATACAACAAAAACTTTTGCCCTAAAGGATAATTTTATACCCAAATTAACAAGTATATTAAGTAAAAACATAGGTCCCGACCCAACAAAAAGAGATACCATAATAAGTTCAATTCAAAAATTAGATAATTTATATTGTGAATTTACTGATTGGGAATACATAAATTCATTTCCAAAGGAAAAAATGAATAAATTATATGAAACTTTAATTAAATGAAATAAAATAATGAATTAGCAAATTTTATATAAACAATAATATAATATATATAAATGGATTTTGTAATTTTTTATGTATTTTTATCTTTTTTTAAAACAATTGTATCACTTAATAGATTATTATTATGTTAGATAGTTTTTTTATTTTCTTCTTCTTCTTCTAGTTCCACCAACTTTTCCTGCCATTTCGCCCATTGTTGAAGGTCCATTCATACCACCTCTCATTTTTCTTCCACTACGGCAACTTTTTTTACAAGATTTCATGCAAGATTTTTTAGATTTTCTAGACATTTTTTTGCCGGGTCTAGAAGATGAAGATGAAGAACCCATTTCACTTTTGCGTTTACTGGCATCTTTTAGGGCTTGTTTAAATTGGTAACTAGAGTCTTTATTGTGACCCTCATGATATATTTTTTTAACAAAATCATTCCACGCTGTCATTATATAATAAATTTAGATAAAAAATTTATTATATATTAATTTACTTCTAAAATAAAAAAAATTGAAATACTTTTTTATAAATGTTATAAAGTATATTAGTATCTCAAAAATTTATATAATAAAATGAAATTTCTTATTGTAATGCTCGGATGTAATGTCCTTAGATTATTAAACGACCGAATGAAAACAAGCATTAAATTTGTTTTAAACGAGGGAAATGTTGAAATTGATTGGTTTTTAAGCGGAGGAATAAAAAATCCAGATGAAAGCACAGTTAGCGAGGCCTACAAAATGTCTCAAATGATTTCAAATTCCGATGAATTTTTATACGGTTCATCAAGCGCAGATTGGAATTATATTTTAGATGAGGTTTCAACAAACACGGCTGAAAACTTTATTATGCTAAAAAAAATGCTAGAAAATAATTCAGATAAGTATTCTAAAGTATATGTTGTAACCTCAGACTTTCACTTTACAAGAGCCTCAACATTTGCGGATAAAATTATTGAAAACAATAATTTTGAGTGGATTTTGTCTGATATTGAGTTACATGATTCTAGATACTGGGAAACAATTCATAGTAAAAATATTGATAATGACATAAAAAACGCATTAAATAAATTAAATAAATAATTATGAGCCTAATGACTCTTCACAATTGCTTATAATGGCTTTGGTTCGTGTGTTTTACAAACAACAGAAACCGAATAATCATCATTATCAACATAATCAAAATTAAATCCTGTTTTATTATCTTCAGATAATTTTCCAATTAATTCAGATGGAACATCACAAATCGCAAATCTTAATGACAATTTTACACCAATATTCAAAGAATTAAAAAACAAATTAAATGTAACATTCGCACATATATTTCCATCTTCTCTAACATCAACACTACTTAAAGCATTAGTAAATTCGCTTAATTTTAAGGCAACAACCTTTTTAGCGCTTTTAGTAATTTTTTTTATAGCGCATTCTTTGTGTAATTTAATCATTTTAACAGGTGGTATTTTATCTCGGTTAACATTATTTAATTCTTCATATTTTTCTAAAATAATATTTGCTAATGAAAAATTAGTAAGTCCTGCCCATATTTTATCTAAAATATGAGGTGAAAACCCTTTACCAAAATCATTAAAAAATATTTTTGTCAACGATGAATAATCAATTTTTAATTCTGGTAAAAATATCTCTGCAAATTCAGAATCATTTTTATCATCATTATAATTAAATAAAACTGCTAAATTAACGCACTGACAAGCAGAATCTGAAGTAAATAAATCTTCTAATGAAAGAGATAAGTTTGGTTTAAAAATACTAGGATGGTGATGAGCAACGTGTTTATCATCACAAACATGGGGATGCTCATCATCACAAACATGGGGATGACAAACATGGTTATCATCAAAATTACTAACAGAAACATTCATTCCAGTTAAAGGATCTAAAACATTTTCATATTCGTCAGAATCGGACATTTTATAATATTTATAAATATTTTATTTTATATTTTAAATAATAAAAAAAAATTGAAACTGATTTAAACATAATAGATAATAGTATTATATTTAAAAGCAAAATGGTTAAAAACACAGGTGGCAATAAAACAAAGGGTCAAGCCCGTAAATTTGTGAATTCTAATGATAAAAAAGATATAAAAAAATTAAGAGAATCTGAGGACCCTCTTGAAATTTATTCTCAAGTTGAGAAAGTGCTTGGTAATGGCATGTATAATGTAATTTGTATAGATGGTAAAAATAGATTATGTCACAGTGCTGGAAAATTTAGAGGTCGAAATAAAAAAGATAATTTTGTAAGTTTAGGAACTTGGTTATTAGTTGGGTTAAGAGAATATGAAGCAGGTGGTAATAATAAAAAATTAGAGAATTGTGATTTACTGGAAGTGTATAATGATATCGAAAAAGAAAGATTAAAAACAACTGTTAACCAAGACTGGTCAGTTTTCATAAAAAATGATGCTAAAAATTCATTTACAACCCAGGGAGTTGTTGAATCTTCTGAGAATGTTATCTTTGGTGATGCTAAAACTATAGAGTATCAAGAATTAATGATTTCTGAGTTATCAAAACCAGCAGAAAAAAGAGGATTTGTGACAGTAGCTGGTGGAGATGAAATTAATATTGATGATATTTAATATTGATGATAATTAATAATTAATAATTAATATATGTATAATTTTATATCTTGAATATATTTTTTTTATATAAAAATATATATTTATTTAATATATCAAATGTCTTTGTGTAAAAATTATGATTCAGATAGTGATATAAATTCTATAACTTCTGTAAATTCTAACAATATAAACTCTATAAATTCTATTAATTGTAACAATATTAATGATATAAATTCTATAAAGTCATCATCAATAAAATCGCATAATTATCAACATTCTGTTAGTAGCAATGATTCAAACACAGAGACTGCTGATTATTTTTTTACATATAAAAATAGTATTGTTCCTGTAACATTAGAAGAATTAAATATGTTTGAAAATAATTGTATAAATATTGCTATTTTATCTAATTATTATGATAAAAAAGACGACTCAAATTTTTCACCATTATATTTACCAGAAATATCGATAACATATAATTCATTGATAAAATTATTTTTTAATTGTTCAGGAAAAAATTTTACACCATTTATATTAAATAAAATTTGGAATAGTGTGAGAGGATTAAATTTAGCGAATGAATTTTTAAAAATATTTGAAAAAAAGACAGAGTTAAATAGAAATGACCTTTCAATTGTTTCAAAAATTAAATTGTATAAAGAATGTTCTTTTTCTTCAATTACTACAAAAGCAAGTAAAGTATTTGCTTTAAATTTTGATGAATTAAATAATACTCTTACTTCAGGACAATATAGAGAAGATGGAAAAATATATATAAGTATAAATTTTTTATTATATTCAGAAATACTAGAAATTGGTGTTAATATTACATTGCCATTATTATTATCAAATATTCCAGATTCATTATACATAAATAGCAATGAATCTGTCTTATTTGATTTTGATTCTTCATGTTCTATTTCTTGTAATAACGCAAATAAATAAATATATTATTTATTATTTATATAATGAGTTATCGTCCGTTTTCAAATAATAAAATTATTTCATATGGAGATTACACAAATAAAAAAATAAATAAATGTAAACAAATTTATAAAAATCAATACGTTAATTCATCTTCTAATCTATTAAAATTAAAACAAAAATGTATTGATAATTGTTTATCATTATATCCGTGTGTAAAAGCACCTATGACGCTTATTCAAGGAAGAACTAGTTATATTTGTGATAACAATATTCCTGAGAATGATACTTGTAAAATTATAAAACAAACTTTATACCCGTATGGTTATTACTTATGTAAAAATAATGTATGTAATACTTGTGTAAACATATCTGCTGTACTAATTTAGCAGTACCAAATCAAAAAGTCAATAATTATAGTTTATTAGATTTATTTGTTCAATAAATATAATATGCCTAGAAACAATAATTTATCTTTATCTGGTTCAAAAAATGTAAATTTACATGTTCTTGTAAATTCAGAAAATATACAAGAATGTAGAATAAAACAATCACTTGAAGTTATTAAAATTAAATCTTCTATTATGAAATTAATTATTATTCCATTTATGTCAAAAAATTGGAAAGTTTTAGAAGAAAATTTGGTTTTTTTTGATAATATAAAATCTAAATTAACCAATATTATATCTCGTAATAAATGTACTGAGCTTGAAATATACCAAGATATAATTGTTGCTTTTGAAACAGCTGTTTTTTTCCATATGGAAATTATAAATTTAGAAGAAAAACTATATGGTTGTAATTCAAATATGTCAACTTTGATATTTAGAACAACAATGATTCGTTTAAAACCAGAATTAGAATTATATAACTTAGTTTTTGGTAAGCCTGATTTTAAATCTGGAGAGAAATATAAAACAGATATAGTAAATGATATTATAATATTATTAAAAATGGATAATGTTAACTTCGACCAAATTAAAAATTATATATTAAATAAATATTAATTAAATATTAATTAAATATTAATTAAATATATAATGACTACAACACAAAATATATCATTAGTTGTTCCAATAAAAATAGATTTTGCGGTGTATAGTAAGCAATTTTCTAAAGTGAATTTAAAAAATCCTTTAGACCATATAATTGAATTAGATTACGTTGATATTTCTGAATTATTATTTAAGTCAATTTTTTATCAAACAGATAATTTTTCAATTAATCCTGCTGCTTGTCTAAATAGTAATATTTTACCTTATATTAGTTTTTTAAATAGGACTTACAAAGGTGTTAAATTTTGTTTATTTGATGAAATTATTAAAAATATTGAAAATGATTTAGGTGTTAGTAGTGCTATGTTTTCACCTTGTACTAATATATCACTAAATAAAGAAATTCAATCTATTAAAAGCTTATGTGACTTAATACAAACTGGAACTATTGTCTGCTCTATGAGCTGGACTGATATTGTAAATAGTCTTAGATGTGAAACCGTAAATAATATAGCAAATGTAATATTATCATTAACAGTTGTTTTTTCAAATCCTACAGCTGGTATAAATGCTACTATGATTAAATTTAATTTTAAAACAACAGTAACTATAGAATAAATATAGTCATAAAACTTTAGTAAAATATTATAAATATAAATACTAAATTATTATATGATTGAAAATACCGATTTAGATATTTATAGTTATAATTATTTTGAATTATTACAACTATTTAAAATAAAAAATGATTTTAATAATTCAAATAAAATAATTATGGAAGAAAAATTAAAAATAATTAAAGAAAAATTAACTTCAGATTATTATTATTTTTATTTAAAAGCATATAAAATAATTATTTATATTTATATTTTATACGATAATAACATTATATTTAATAATCATAATGACCAAATAGATTTATATGTAGAAAAAATAAAAAAAATAAACTCATTTGAAAAACTTGAAATATTAGATATTTTAATTAAATTAAATATACATATTCCAAAAAATAATGAAATAACAGAGCTTAATAGTGTTGAAAACATAGGTAAACAAATTCTATATAATGATATTGCGCCACCTCAAATACAAGAACAAAAATATACTAATAAAGTTGGAAGTACTTTTTCTAATGCGGTTGCTCCTGGTTCTTTAAATTCAATCAAAAGAGTAACACATTTATTTAATTTAAATTTAAATACTTGTTTTCGTTCAAATTATTATAATAGTAATCCTTGTAATTTTCAATATATTATACCTGCTGAAATAAAAAATGTTGTATCATTGCGATTGGCTTCTATTGAAATACCAAATTCTTGGTATTTATTTTCAGCAATAAAAAGTAATAATATTTTTGAAATTGAAATAAATAATAATGGCACAATAACTAATTATGAAATTATAGTTCCTGATGGAAATTATGATAATAACACATTACAAGTTTATTTAAATAACACATATTTTTATAATTCTGGATTAACAAATGATTTATCATTTATTGAGTATTTTATAGACAATTATAGTTATAAAAGTAAATTTAAATTAACTGGAATATATCCATCAAATTTTTGCTTTACAATAAAATTTAATAAAGAGACTAATAATAATGTAATGAATACATTTGGTTGGATAATAGGTTTTCGATTAGCCACTTATAAAACAATAACAAATTATATTGAATCTGAAGGTATTTTTGATGGTGGAGGTGACCGTTATATATATGTATCAATTGATGATTATCAATATAATAATAACACATTAAATATGGTTTGTTTTGATAATAGCATAATGGAAAAAAATATTATAGCTAAAATACCTATGGTAAATGGAAAATTATCATTAATTGTAGATGATAATACGAGTCCTCTTACAAAAACTAGAAAATATAATGGTCCTGTAAATATTAGAAATTTGTTTATAAAAATATTGGATCAATATGGTGAAATTATTGATTTAAATAATATGGATTATAGTTTAACACTAGAACTTGAATTATTGTATGAAGGGTTTAATTTTAAACATATAAATAGTTAATTTATAAATATTTTTATTTATATTTATTTTTAAATATAAATAATGAACCTAAAGAAATTGATATTATAATAAACAAAAAATTAGGTGGCTCATTAGGTGGTTTAAACGTGCTGAATTTTCTAATACTAACCCTATTAAAATTTGTATTATTATTATTATATATTTTTTTATTTTTAGTAAAACTCTCTTTATTTTTAGAGGTTTGAAATAAAATTTTATTGATAGCAAATTTAACTCGGTTAAACATTATATTGTTAATTATATAATGTCAATAAGTTTAAATAGCTTTCAGATATAATATAATAAAAATAGATTGCGACCTCCTGTAAATATATATAAGATTTTTTATAAGTTTTATTTAAAACTCAGACTATAAAGTTTGCTGTTAGGAGATAATTTATAATACTTTAAAATCTTTAAATGCTTTTTTAATGAAAATGTTTATCAAGTTTATTATAACTATCTTCATTATTTATTTTACATACTCTGTGTGTATCTTTGTCATAACACCCATTACTTTTTGTACATACTGCTAAACACTCATCCATTTTTTTAATCCATTTAATACATTTTTCATTAATTACCTTGTTATTATCCATTTTAATATAAATATTTTTGTTATCGTTCATTTAATAATTATATTATTAGATTCTTATATTGTTTATAATATATATTAAATAACCAAAGACTAAATGACTTAAATATATTTATTGATGTAATGTATCAAACAAACTATCTTATATAAAGATAAATGAACAATTTAAAATCAAATAACAGATTTAGTTTTTTAGATGAAGAACAAAAATTTAGTGAACCTATTATTAAAAAAGAAAGAGAAAGAGAAAGAGAACAAGAATATGATAATAAACCAAAATATCCAGTGTGTAATCAGTTTAAAAGTTATAATAATACACCTGCTTCACAAGTAAAAAAAGATTTTCAAATAAAAGAATATGAATTTCCAGATTTGGCAAAACCAGTTAAAACTAATTTAAATAACG